GCATACCCAGTAGTCGCGCACCCCTCCGTACTGCTGCAGACACATATCCGCAGAGGTCACTTTCCCCGTGCCTTCCGTGCCGAGCACGTAGAACGCCTTCAGCGGCAGAAGGTCCTCGAACGTGTAACCGCCATATGACGAGCACGGAATGCTCTCAACACCGAACGGGCATCCGTTGCACGAGGTCGGATCAGTCGTGCGCGTGAAGGATCCGATTTGGGGGCTTCCTGGCGGATTCTCCCCCGGCGTCCAGTTCGCGCATTGCACGTCGTAGAAGTTCTGAATCCAATCCCAGTCCCACGAGTGCGCGAATCCACCGCAGAATGCCGCGACCGTTGCCTCTGAGTAGCCGACGTCTGCCGCGAATACGCTGTACGCCGCGTTCGTATATGGCGCCGTCGTTTGCCCGAACGCGTGGTCGAACTGCCACTGAAACGATCCCCACGGATTGACGGCTCCGGCCGCACCCGGGATCGGATCTGGTACTGGCGTGACGGTCGGAAGCGCCATTCGTCGCTGCTCGCCCGATGCGAGGTCGAACAAGCGAACGGTCTGCGTCGTGAGCCCGCTGAATACAGGCGACTGCGCACGCGGCTCGAGCGAGGTTGCCGGCATCAGGTCAGCGTTGTAGACCCCGATCGGCGTGTACTGCTTCACAAGCACGACCGGCGCCGCGGTCTGCGTATCAATCGCCGTGAACAAGGACCCGAGCGTCTGCCCTGCGAGCGCGATCGTGTAGACGATGACGCCGCTCGAGTTGCGGATGTTGAACGCCGTCGAGGTGATTTCCCATCGGCTTGCGACGCTTCCCGTCGTCTGCTTTCGGATCGTCCATACGGGCGGACCATTCGTGATGTACGGCGGCCCCGAGAAGCGCGCGCGATACGGCATCTGCAGTCCCGTCGTGTCTTGAATCAGCGTCCACGTAGGTCTGTTTGTCGAAACTGAATCGCTCTTCGATCGGTACCGCCCACTGCACGGTGATGCCCGCCGTCGGCGCTATGAGCGTCGTCGGGTTTCCTTCCGGCGTGATGTAGTACCCGGCGCTCGAGTATTGCCCCTTCGTCGTGAACGGGAGCGCGTAGCACCCCTGCATCTGTCTTTGCGCCGTGATGCTCTGTTCCGTGCATGTCAGTCCCGAGAACGGGCAGTCGCACGCGTAGTACCCTTGCACAATCGAGCATCCGCCTCCGTAGGTCGGCGCCGATGCGGTCGGAATCGGGCAGTCGTTGATATTGTCAACGGCGCAGTCGCATGCGCCCGTCCATTCGAGCTTGTACTTCCATTCCGTCCCCGCGTTGTTCTTCAGGCAGATCGTGAGCGGCCCATACGTTTCGAGCGGCGCGCACGGTCCTACGGGTTCCTGATCGCAGCAGCACGACGCGGGAGCGAGCGTCACTTGGTATCGCTTTCCACGTAGGACGGCGGAACGCAGTACCACCCTTCCGGAATGGTTACGGCGTTCTCGGAGAGTTGCCACCCATCCGCGCTTCGCACGTAGACGCGACCGCGCATATCAGGTCCCGTTCTGATCGGACTGCTCTCGCTCACGAGTACCGCTCGGGTGCATCCATTCGCGAATGCGAGCGCCAGCACGGCGAAGCATGTCGGGATCGCGAGGCGCGTCCGACGCTTGACCCTTTCGCTCGACGAGGCGATGCACCCATGCGAGCAACGAATCAAGGATCGCTCGGATCGCGGCATACACGTCAGGCCTTCGCGTTGTCCTTGGCGAAGATCAGGCCGACGCCCGCGATGATCGCCGCGATGAGCGCCGCCCAATCGGGCTGCGTCTGCGGGTTCGCGTCGGTGAGCGCGGTGAGTGCTGCGCCGCCAGCGACGAGGATCGCCGCGACACCCGCGCCCGTCGTCTTCCACGACTTGTCCTTCAGTGCGTTCACGATGCTCATGGCAGTCTCCTTTCGAGTTTGCTTTCGATCTTGTCGAGGCGAGAGTTCGCCGCTTGCTGCTGCGTGACGAGCTGCATCAACAGTCGATCGTGATGCAGGAATGCCCCTAGCACGGAACCCATGATCGTGAGCGCGAGCGCGCCGATCGCGAGCCAATCGCGAAGCGATAGCTTCACGGTGTTGTCTGCCTCTCTCGTCATTTCCTCATCGTAGCAATGGGGTGCGTGAATGTCATCCGATTCGGATGGCGGTGATACCCGTGACGCGCGGCACTTCTTGGGATGGCGATATGTGAACTGCTTCGACGTACCCATCCCATCCGATGCCTTGCAAGGTAATCGCGAGCGAGCCCGCCGTCGTGATGATCGTCGTGAAGCTCGTACTCGCCGCGCCGTAATCGATCACTGCGCTGATCGCACCGCCTCCATGTTGCACGTTCGCCGCGTCGATCAACTGGAACTCGGCTGCATTGGCGTCACCGCCGCCGACGGTCATCACGTTGCCCGTGACGAGCCACGTTCCTTCGGTCAGCGTAAGCGTCACGATCGTCGTGAACTTCTTGGCGCTCAGTGCGACGGTCCCGGCCGTGAGCCACGACTCGACGTACGACAGGTCGATGTACTTCCGGCTCCATCTCGTGTGCGCCGTTTCCCACTGCAGCACGTCCTTCTCCGACGGCGTCCCCGACTGCACGTTGTGCGTGTGGATCTTGTGGACCGTCGGGTTCGGATACGTGCCTTGCAGGTCTCCCCCGGCAGTTCCCGCGGGGATCGCCTGCACCGCGATTCCTCCGGTCGTCGTTCCGTCGCCGATGAACAGGCGCGCCGTATCAGTGACCCATAGCGGCTCGCCTGCATCAGCGATGAAGGTGCGATTCGCTTCGAGGCCGCGTCGGATCTGTAGTGACATGGGGACTCCTTGCTGTTACGTGAAGTTTCCGAAGTCGAGGATCGTTTCGTTCGGCGCGGCAAAGGTTTCCGCGTCGTATGGGATCGCGAGCGGGTCCGGCACGAGGAACGATCCATAGTCGTATGCGTTCGTCACGGGTTGCGGCGGCTCGGGGCACGTTCCGTCGATAGGGTTCGCCGCGCTGAACTCAAGCTTCAGGATCCCCGCGGTGTCTCGCGTCATCAACAGGTGCACTACTGCACCTTCCGGGACGGGGCGGATCTCGAAGCCTTCGTGCTCCTGCAGCTCAACACCATCCGGCTCGAGCACGGCGTACCCGTACGCGAGTGCTTCCGTGTTGCCCGCTTCGAGCGTGTTGAGCGCCTTGCTCATTCCCGGCGTCGTATCCGTCAGCGCCGAGAGTGCGTCCGCCCCATAGGTCGTTTCGGCTGCGACGCGGCGAACTTGCGTCCACGCGTATTCCCATCGCGCGACGCTTTCGATCTTCGTCGCTTCGCCGATCTCAACAGTGATCCATCGCGGCGCGTCTCGAATGTTGCCGAGTTGCCCGTTCGTTACGGCGATCTGCGCCTTGACGTAGTCGACCGCCTGCACGAGGTCTTTCCATGCAGACGGCGTAAGCGCCCCGAGTCCGGTCGTGATGGTCGGCTTCATCGCCATCAGGTCATGATCCCCATGCTTCCGAAGTTGTACGTCGATGGGAACGGCTGCCGCCAAACGACGAGCGACGCGTTACACAACCCGCTTCCGTCGGGAGTGCTCAGACGCGGTCGCGCATCAAGGTCTCGAATCGCGACTTGTCGGCAGTGCGCGTAGTCGTCATATACGAACTTGTACTGCACTTCGTACTTCGATATGCCGACACGCTTCGCCGTTGCGCCCGTGAACAGGACGTAGCCCGCGGCCGCCCCGAGCCACGTCGTGCTGTTTCGCTTGCCGAGCGCGGCGCGGATCGCGGAGGCGTTGTTGTCGGCGCGATAGTTCGTGATCGACAGTTCCTGCGTCGGCACGAGCGTCGTGACCGGCTGCCCGCCCTGATCGATGGGCGTCCCTCCGATATCACTGTTGCCCGGCGTGTTGAGGTTCGCAGGCGCGCTCGCCCCCGATCGGAAGAAGTCGACCGCCGTCGCGCTGCTGTTCATGTCGAGCGCGACGAACTCGTCGTCCACGGTCTCGGAGTTGTATGACAACGTCACGGACCATGCGCGTCCGGCGGTGTCTTCGATGCTGTCGACTTGCTTCGAGGCAAGGTACGCATTCACGCCGAGCACGGTCTCCGTAGTTCCGAACGCCGGGAGGGCCGACATAACGTCTGCATACGTCAGTGCCGAGCCGTCGCTTGCGGTCGCGAGGAACTCCTCGACGTAGGTACTGGTGTCGTCTGATCCGGCAGACGCGCCGATCTTCTTGATGTCGAGGACGACGGCAGGCATTAGGTGAGGACTCCCGCGAATGCTCGCGTATTGGCTTCGATCTGCTTCAGCACCGAGAGCGTCTGGTCTTCAAGCATTGTTCCCGTGTTGCGACTGCCGCCTTGTTCTGCAGCCGCCGCCATCAGGCTCGAGGTCGTTGCGGTTGCTCCGGCGATCTGCTCGAGCATGCGCGCCGAGGTACTCTGCACGTCGAGCTGCTGCTCGGCGATGCGCACCGAACTCATCATGCCGGGAAGCTTGATCGACCCGAGCGCGGTCTGCACCGAGTCCGGTCCCGCCGCGGCGGCTTTGTCTTCCTTCGCCGCCGACTTTTCCTTCGACGCGTCGATCTTGTCCTGGAGCGCGAGCCCCTTGGCGAGTTCCTCTGCCGTCGCCCCGGCCGCTCGGAGGCGTTCTTCGAGAAGTTCGCGCTCGCTCATGGTCGCGCGCTTCGCTTGATCTTCGAGGTCGCGAAGCATGTTCCCGACCTGCGTATCGCGCAGAGCACCGAGCGCCTTGCTGATCTGGTCTTCGGTCGCGTTCAGCGCCTCGAGGCGGCGCCGCATCAGTTCCATCTCTGATTTCCCGGCGTCATCCGCGGCGCGCGCAACGTCTTCGAGGATGCGCTCGACCTCGGCCGCGTTGTTCGCCGCGGTCTCCATCGCGGCGAGTTCGCCTTGCAGACGGATCGCTTCATCGATCTGCGCCTGCGTAGCGCCCAACGATGCGAGCTGCGCGGCGGCAAGTTCGCTCGCGCTCTTGCCGAACTCGTCCACCTTCTTTCGCATCTCCTCGAGCTGCGCGGTGATCTTGTTCGCGTTCTCCGCATCCTTGATCGCTCGCGCGTAATCCTCTGCCGCCTTGACTTGCGCCTCGGTCGCGCCGAGGCGTCGAAGCTCGAGCTCGAGCATCGTTTCT